CCCAGTCGCCCTGTTCACACCACGGTCCAAACGGAAACTTTTCGGAATCCTTATATGCCAGCTCCCCAACCTTCAGGACGTAACCCACCTGCGTGGATACTGTGTTTTCCTCAACAACCTTGTCCGGAAGATAAATGCCCCCGTCGGTCTTACCTTTCCCCCGGTAAGGGAGAATAAGTAGACGCCAACCGGTGGGCTCTGGCATTCTTTCTAAGAGAGAACCGCCGATGGCCTCGGGGTCCAACTTCTTGTCCGTCGGTACATCTACATATGCAGATGCTAAGTTTTCAGCGCCTTGTGAGGCACCAGCAAGATCAACCATCGTTGCGCTCCTGTTTATCTAGCAGGCTCTTGAGTTCCTGTTCCACGTGATCTAGGGCTTTTAGATTCCCCATGAGCTCACGATACTGCTCCATGTTCGAGACGTTGTCGTAAATCAACAAGTCCTGAACTGCCAACCGCCTGTCCCGCACAATTCTCAGAACAGCGTCAGCAAAATAGACTTCATCCACCTATGTCATACCTCCCGCGAGCAATAAAGCATACTCGCATGTCTCATCGTTGCGACGTAACCAGCCCTTGCCAAACGTATCAAACGTCCGCAACGAGCGATAGAATTGTTCCCGCTCTGCTGTTACTTCCTCGATGATCTGCATCGGGTCTTTCTCGTCAACCGCAGCCAACGTCTGCGGACCAATAGCCCCGTCCTGCGAAACCATAACGGTTTTCTGTAAAGCCTTGGCAGCGCGTCCCGGCCCGCTGTTCACGCTCCAATCAAAGATGCAAAAGTCTACACCCGCAGGGAGCTGGTCCCCCTTGATCTTGTCCCAGTACCCCTGCTTGTAGATCAGCTCCACGTGATCGTCCGGGATGTTCTGGAGCTCGCTCACATCTTCAAGCGGGCGACCAAGGAAATCAGAGTACGTCTTATGCGTAATCCCCTTGTTCGTAGCGCCACCCGGATCTTCGGGGTGATCTACAAAACCGCCTTCATGCTTCAACACCATCTCAAGGCTTTTGAAGAAGTTAGCTTCCATTACTTTGTAAGACCCTTGACCTTTTCTACCGTTCTGAGACCACCAAGACCCAACATGCCTAACAGAACAGTCATCAAGCTGTCCATGTCAAAGGTGGGCAAGTCCGGCGCTTCCATACCAGCATATGCAAAACCAAACATGGTCACGGGCGCAAGAACAAAGTGCCAAATCATGGCTGTCGCCAGCCCCCAGCCAAGAAAAGGTCGCCAACCGGCAACAAACACAGACCTATGCTGCGCTTCCGCCTTGTTGATCTCTATCTGCCCCATGTTGGCTTCGTGAGCGTGTTTCTCCGCCATGGTGGCGATCTCGTGAGCCAACTTCGCTTTCTGGTCCTTGTCCTCGATGAACTTGTCCAGAATCCCCGTTACGGGTCCAATCAGTGCTTGCAGCATCTCGCCTTCTCCTGTTCGCTTCCGCTTGTTCCGGCGTAGTCCTATTGTGCATGTCCCACATTATCATTAATAAACCTTTATTATCTCAGGGTCTACCTGTTTCGGAACGCAGTATGCCGTCACTCGATCCTTGGGGTCCATATACTCAATCGCCCCATAATTGCCATACCTCTTTGAAACCTGCTTTGCGAAAAAGTTGCACTCGTTGACATCGTAAAAATACATGTTTCCGGACTCTAGCTTCCGGAACTCCCCCGTTCCCAGATACACCATGAGCAAAAATGCGTCGATCACTTCCGGGACATCCAAGCCGTAGCGCCCATGTACGCCCCCACGATGCCTGCGCCGCTGATGTAAAACAAGTTGCTGATGTCAGACAAAGCCTCTACTCGCTCTATCTCCACAAAAAACATGGCCGTAGTAAACGCTCCCATAGCGGCCAGACTAGCAGTCGCCATACGGCGCTGAGCCCGCAGCTTACGCATCTCGTGCTCCGCCTGTCGTATCTCCTTGGCATGAGCCAGTTCTGCATCCGTGATCTCCCCATCACCATCTAAATCATATTGAGCATAGGACGTATCCGGCTGAAACTTCTTTGGGCTCACTTTTGGCTCTCCCGTATCTCCTTCAAAGTCTCTTGTATCGTCCGGTCCCTACGAGCGTTTGGATCGTATTTGCAAAGGTATTCGTTAGGAATAAACTCCCCCGGCCCAAAAAACATCGACTCAATCGTGTTGTTCTGGCCTTTAAACACACAAACCATCTGCCGGTTTTCCATTTTCTCACACTTAACTTTCCGACAAATAGTCATTTGGTCCGCTGCATTTGCCGTGTGTGACTTGAGCAAAAGAACAAAACCGGTCAAAGCCGCGATTCCAAAGCCTATCATCACGACCCAAGCAACAATCTCTACGAACTTGCGCCTGCGCTCTCTTTGCCTGTACAGGGTCTCCTGCCGCCGCTTGCGTATCTGACCTTCCATACGCACAAGCTCATCCCACTTGGACTTACCCATAGTGAGGCTAATCCATTGTTGCAGCTCATAGCGTTGCTGTTGAGCCTTTTTCTTATTGGCAAAAGCAAGCACCGCTTCCTGCTCAACCGATTGACCAGAAAACAGTTTTTTGAATATAGGTGGGTTTTTGGCTTCTTTTTCAGCTTGGTCAAGGTCAGAAAGCGCACCCATCCATCTGGACAAGTCCGAGGCCATGGACTCAATGTCACGACCTATCGCAAAACCTTTTTTAAGTGCTCCAAACGCTGCCGAAGCAGTCGCCATAGCAGTTACTGGATCCATAATCGTGTTCCCGTAGTCCTATCATAAGGGCTACTTGTATCCCATGTAACTGCCGCCCTTTGTTGCAGCACCCATGCCGCGAGCAGTCATCTTGGTCAGCTTCTGAGGTATGGCAACCTCTTTGATCTTGCCTGTCTCTTCGGGCTTGGGCGCAGCGCCCGGCTTATTAGTAACAATCTTAACTACTGACATTACTGTCCCCTTCCTTTGATAAATTCACGCTGCATGGCAGCATCGATACGAGCCGCGGTCTGCCGTTCTTGGCTCGCCAACCGCTGCTGGAATTGATCGGCCCGCATCTGCTGACCCTGCGCTTCCAGATTGAGCTTCGCAGCATCGTTCTGTGCGTCGGCCTGCTCGGACTGTGCACGAATCTGAAGCTCCTGCTCCTTGAGCTTGACCAACGGATCGGGACCCTGACCAGATACTTGCTGCGAGAGCTGCTTGACCTGCTGCATTCCCTCGGCAATGAACTGAGCAACAAGCCCCTGCATAGCCAACTCCATCTGTTCTGGAGCCGCCTGCGGCATCTGCTGAGCCATGGCCTGCATGGCCTGCTCCTGCGCTGCAATCTGCACGTGCTCCATGATGTGCTTCTGAAGCGCCATCGCCATGGCGGGCATACCAGCCACCATCGGCGTAGAACCAAACACCATGTGCGCCATGATGTGTGCCTGATGCTCCTGACCCTCAAACGCCTTCAAAGGGATCATATCCATGGCGTCAATGTTCTCTTGAGCAGGATCCTTCGGCATCGGCTCCTCATCCGGAATCCTACGCATGATCCGATCAACATCCTTAACGCCCAAAGCATCATACATGTCACGATATACCTCGTGCATGTTGTGCATCTCAGGAGCCGCACCCGCCAACTGCAACTTGGTCTGAGCCAACGTGATGCGCTGCGCCTGACTGAACACATTCGGGTCAGAAACCGGCAAAACATCCACGCGATCATCGAAATCCGTCTGTTTGACCGCGGATTCCGCGCCCTCAACGGCATACGGGTACTCCGGCGGCAGGCTTTCGGCCATCACACGCGACAAAATCTTAAATTCAAGCCGCATGGCGTAATGAAGGCGCTTGTGAACGGCACTCATCACCCGAGAGCCCTGCTCCAGCAGCGCAAGTGTCGTCCCGACAGCCGCCTGCTGGTTGCCGTCGCCAACTTTCATGTCTGTAATCGTCGCAAAGCGCCGACCAGCGTCTACCACGAACCCAAGAAGGTTAAATAGCGTCTGATCAGGGCCTTTGAAGGGCAGCGGCATCAGGCTGTCACGGATAGCCCCTCCGGGAGCGTCCACATCGCGAAACTCACCGGGCTGAAGCGGGTCATCGTCATCTCTGATCCGTAGTCCGCGGGCTTTGAAGCCCGCTGGGAGGTTGGACAACGTACCAGCATCGATTAACTGCCTCAGTGCCGCCGTGGCGGTCCGTGACAGCCCGCCAATAGTGTGAATAAGCCCCAAACCGTAGAAACCGAAGCCCGGAAGGAACTTATAGTGCACAAAATACTGGATTTTCTTCTTGGTTTCGTCGCCCTCATTGTAATTACGACGAATTGACAAGATTTGACCGTTGTCCTGACTGATTGTGACCACATACGGCACCTTAATACCGGTCGGTTCACCGTCTTCATCGGTGTCCTCGTACCCCTCAAGGTCCAAATCAACGTGGCACTCAAGCAAAGTGCAGTCATAATCGATCTGAGACGGCGAAACACCGTCAATTCGTTCTATTTCGCTGCCCACACTGCCTACTTCGGCCTGTGCCGGGATGACATCAATGTCCAAATAGAAGCCTGCGACCTGCTTTTTACGCAAATCGTTGAGCGACATACGCAAAACCTGCGTAATATTGGGGCAAGTCTCCAAATCTGACGTTTCATACGGCACCACAAGCTGCTCAACAGGCACAAACTTGCTTACAGCGCGGTCCATCGTCTCGTCATAGTAGATTTTCTTGAACGTGCTGCCCGCCAACGGCAAATAAAACAGCATCTGGTCCAGTTCAGGCGTATACTCCTCCATCACATTGGTGATGTAGTAGTTCATAAACTGCCTTACGCGGTCAGACTGCTGCTGTTTTTCCCTAGT